ACAATTACTATTAACTTAGGCGGATCCGGTGGAACCGCCAGAGTCTTGAATAAGATTAAAGAGCAGGATTATTCAGCTGAATATCTTGGGCGAACCACAACTGATGAGTTGCGGCTAGCTGTAAGACATTCGAAAGAAAATCCGAGATCTGGTCATCCCGCTAATGATAGACATCTTGTCTCTCTGAAGCAGGTCGTATTTGCTACCGATACGGTAGCAGAGTACGAGCGCGAGTTCTACTCAATCATACGGGCTAAGCCCGATGACGATAGTTCCGACGTGATAGATCTGGCTGAAGGCTTGACCGAATGGTCAGTCGAAGCCAATCTCGCTAAGGTCTTAGGCTGGGAATCTTAACAGGTTCCTAACTTTCACACCTTAGCTCTTACTCAAATATCACCTAGCCATAGAACGTAACCATTCTCACAAGAAAGGAGATTGATATGTTTAAAAGCTATGTTGATTGTTTGTATAGAGCTACGAAAGGCCTTTTAGAAGAGGCCATCGTAACTTACCCACAAGACCGGAGAGGATTTGAACGTGATTTAGTTCGAATCTCCTTTCTTGTCGAACATCGTGGACTTCCATTGTTTACAATGGACTTCCCCGCTCTGTTGAAGCACTTTGATAAGTGCCTCTCAGAGGGTACGTACACCCGTTCGGGTCTTCCAGCTGGAAGATCCGTAAATAACGGTGTACCTGTCCCTAGACTCTTCCAGGGGCTGATACTACGTGTATTCGACAAGACCGGTCAGCTTAAGTCTGCGCCTGATATCAATTGTATTGCCTTCATCCGCCAGCTTTACGCTATCGGTAAGAAGGTATCAATTGAATGTAAGAAGGAGAAAGTTTATGAAACAATCTCGGACTTTTATCAGGTTGAAGAGCTTCTCCCCGCTCCAAGTCTTACTTGGGACGGTGATCGGCTCGACATCCACAATATTCATAATTGTCATCTTGACAATTATGATGAGCGGATGCATACTGACAGCACAAACGGACACGAAAGTGGAAGTTTGCGAGTCAGCCGCAGAATGCTTGATGTCGCCCAAAGAACGTGCGACATCTTAGCATCCACTCTAGGGGTCTTTGACCCTTATGAATGGAAACTTAAGCATGGACCTGGTGCAGTGTCTGACCTTTGTGGGAAAGAATTTAAATACTTCTTTCCTACTTGGACAGAACGCCTCGAGTCCGTCTTTCCATATGCCGATTTTGCTTTCGCAAATCATGGCGCATGGGCAGATGCTAGAGACCGCAGTAATCTGATGCAGGATTTAGAACCCGCATCAAAACTGATTACTGTACCGAAAACCCAAAAAGGACCGAGACTCATCGCCTCGGAACCTGTTTCTCACCAATGGTGTCAACAGGCCCTTAAGGATTTTCTAGACTCTAGATGCTCTAATACTTGGATAAACAACTTTATTCGTTTTCACGATCAAAGCTTTAACCAAGAAGGAGCACGACTAGCCTCAATGGACGGTAGTTGGACTGTGGATCTCTCCGCAGCCAGCGACCGTGTCACAACGAGGTTTATAGAACGTCTATTTAGGAACAATACGTCCCTAATTAGTGCTCTATACGCGACGCGAACCCGCTACCTAGATCAAGAAATTGATCGAAAGTGGCCTAATCGTATAAAACTTAAGAAGTTTTCGACGATGGGTTCGGCTTGCACGTTTCCTGTTGAGACGATCGGATTTCTCGCAATTGCCCTTTCCTCTTGCCTAATATCGCAAGGGAAAGAAGCAAGTATCGAGAATATCCGCGCCTTAACAGGTAAGGTTCGCATATTTGGTGATGATATAATCATACCCAAGTATGCGGGTGAGACACTCGAAGTACTCTTAAGTTACCTCTCTTTTGAGGTAAACCAATCGAAGACGCACAGGAATGGAAGATTCCGTGAATCTTGTGGATTGGAGGTATACGATGGTGTTGATGTAACACCTGCGTATATCCGCAGAGTACCCGATGCTCGCAGGCCTGAGTCGATCGCTTCAGTAGTCGAGTCATCCAACAATTTCTTTATGAAAGGTTGGTGGCGCGCTGCAGAAGCAATAAAATCGACAGTACAGTTACAAAATATTGTACCTGTAAGTGCCGATTCAGGCCTATTTGGCTGGAAAACCTTTACACCAAATCCCCAACGATATAGAACTCGTTGGAATGATTTGTTGCATCGGTATGAGTATCGTACTTTAAAACTAGTTTCTAAAGTACGAAAACGTCCAGTCAATGATTTCGCAGCACTGCTTCAGTACTTCACTGAAGACCCTGATCCCCTATGTTCCTGGGAATCAGGAGTCGTACTGCGACCTAAAACAAAGTTAGTTTTAGGATGGGAACCACTATATGTCTAGCTAGAAGTGTGCTAGCATGTAGTTGGTGTGATACACTTCTTAGTGTATCATTAAGAAGGGCTGCACGCAGTGCAC